AATACCTGCGATGGGCGCTGCGCAAAGCGGTCAAGGCCTACTGGTACAGCACCGAAATCAACGTCGACTAGATCGACCACAGACCTAAGCCCGTCGCGGGGCAGATGGATGACACCCGGTAACGGGGGTAGATTGACGCGCCCTAAAACAGCAACACGAAGGTGGCGGGGCAAAGCGTCAAGGCGATACGTTCAGCAAGTAGCAAGTGGGACGCGGGTAGAGGCAAGCCGCGGGGTGGGCATTACACCCGTCTGTCTTCACGTCGATGGCTACAGTTGATAACAAACAATGCGCCACAAACCTGAACCCGACACAACGCTCGACTGTGCACCCTGGTCAGCAAGCCCCCCTCAGGGGGGCGCAGCTGGATGGGGGGAGCCACGGTGAACCGCAAAGAATACCGATCACCCGGCTACCAGCAAGCGCGCAAAGCCCTACTAGCAGACAACCCAATCTGTCATTGGTGCCGACGCCGACCCGCAACCGAAGCAGACCATCTCGTTGAAATAGACCGCGAAGGCACACACAACGACGGTCTCGTACCATCATGTAAACCGTGCAACGCAGCACGTGGCGCAACACATCGCAACAAAAAATTGGCGGCGGCTAAACAGGCAAGAGACAAAGCTCTAAATGAATTTTTACACGCAAACGAGATCACCCCGAGCCCCAATCTCGAATATCCCAAGACCAGCTTGAACCAGCCTGAACTGGCGCCAACTGGCCACGATCAGCCGAGGCTGGAGACGATTAGCCCGGATGGGGCGGGATCGTATGGGCCGCTTGTGGGGGACATATGCCTGGACGCCTTGGGCATTGAGTTGATGCCGTGGCAGGTGCATTTTCTTGATCGGGCAATGGCGTACAACGATGCGGGAGAGCTTGTGCATCGGTCGGCGTTGGGGTCGGTGGCCCGTCAGAATGGCAAGTCGATCATCCTGAAATCGGTCATCCTGTTTTGGCTGTTAGAAATGCCAAAGATCCGCGGTGAGAAGCAGACGATCGTGTCGGTCGCCCACCGCCTTGACTTGGCCGTCATGGTGTTTGACGATCTGGCCGACATTCTTGAGAATAAGTACGGCGCCTATGTGTCACGGTCTTATGGTCGCAACAAGGTGACGATGCCGGACGGCACAACGTGGTGGATCAAAGCCGCTAAACACAATGCGGGCCATGGCATGAGCATTGACCTGCTCATTGTTGACGAGCTCTTTGACGTGGACGCTGAGGTTGTCGAGGGCGGCCTTATGCCAGCGCAACGCGCCCGCAAAAACCCGTTTGCTTTGTTTATGTCAACGGCAGGCACAGAAGCATCGGTACTGTTTCAACGTTGGCGTGAACACGGGCTACGCGCAATTGACAGCGGGCAACCCACCGTGAACTACATGGCCGAATGGTCACCACCACCACACGTCGACCCAATGAGCCCGGCATCGTGGACATGGGGCAACCCCGCCATCGGCCACACCCTGACCCTGGACACGTTGCGACAGGAAAGCGAAAACCCCGACCGGGCATCGTTCCTTCGCGCCAGCCTCAACCTTTGGGTCACCGTCGCCAGGGGTTGGATCGCACCCGGACGCTGGCCCGAACTTGAACACCGCGGCCCACTCCCAATGGGCGGCATCATCGCCATCGAAGCCAGCCTGGACGACTCCCGATATGCAGCTGTGCGCGCCGTCAACCTGCCCGACGGACGCACCGTCTGCACCATTGCGTTCGTCGTTGACACGATCGGCGAGCTGTACGACAAGCTCGCTGAGGTCGCCGCCGACCCGACCGTACGGTTTGCCATGTCGCCGAGCATTGACGCCATTTGCCCGCCTAACCTGGAGCGTCGCCGGGTCATCGTCGGCTACGCCGAACTTGGCAAACTCACCCCTGTCGTGCGCGACCTGATCAACCAGGGCAGGCTGTTGCACACCGGGGAAACCATGCTGGCCGAACACGTCCAACGCGCTGTTGCCGTTAAAACGCAGAACACATTGGTGCTGTCATCGCAACGTTCACCTGGCCCGATTGAGTTAGCCAGGTGCATGGTGTGGGCCGCGGGCATGGTCGCTCGACCAGCACAAAGCGGTCGCCCAATGATCGTCACCGTGTAGTGTTGCGACGTACCCGCCCCGGCCTTTCGTCGGGATCGTGTCGGCGGGCGGGTACACATAAACGCTTGACGCTTGTGGCACACTTGACGCATGGCCCTGTTTGCTAAAAAGACTGCCGCTATCAGCACCACACCCGTCGCTGAAGTGCAGGCTGCTGTCGGTTACACGTCAAACGCACAAGGCCCAAACATGATCGGCCAGTATTACACCTACCAGGAAGGTGAAGCTCGTAACCGCGCAATTTCGGTGCCGGCGATCAACCGTGCGCGCGACCTCATGGCATCGGTCATCAGCTGTATGCCACTCAAGATGTACAACGAAGTTTGGAACGAACTTGAGGAAGAAATGACCAAGGTGTATTTGGCACCACGGTCATGGCTACGTCGACCTGATCCCACCGTTCCATACGGGCACATCATGGCGTGGACATTTGACGACCTATTCTTCTATGGTCGCGCGTTTTGGTACATCACGTCACGCACCGCCGACGGCTACCCCGCATCATTTACCCGTTTGCCGACCGGGTCAATCACGACGCCTGATCAAGTCGGCCCGGTGTGGTTTGCGCCATCAAAACAGGTGTACTTCAACGGTGGCGAACTTGACCCGGCCAACCTTGTGCAATTCCTTAGCCCAACCCAAGGTCTGATCTATTCGGCGCCAGGCGCGATTGAGACCGCGCTAAAGATCGAGGCGGCCCGCAACCGCAACGCATCAAGCTCAATCCCGGCAGGCATCCTCAAGCAGACCGACGGCGAGCCGTTGAGCGCTCAAGAATTGACCGACATTGCCGCCCAATTCAACGCAGCTCGAGCCACCAATCAAACCGCCGCGCTCAACCAGTACCTGAACTATGAGCCGACCACCATGACCCCTGACAAAATGCTGCTGATTGAAAGTGCTAACTATTCAGCGCTCGAAGCTGCCCGCCTCGGCAACGTACCGCCATATTTGGTCGGCGTCAGCACCGGATCGTATTCGTACCAGTCAGCACAACAGGCCCGGGCCGACCTCTACATTTTCGGTGTCAAGCTGTACGCCGAAGCGATTGCCGCAACCCTGTCAATGGACAACGTGCTTCCACGCGGCACATACGTTGAATTCGACGCCGACGAATACCTTGAAGAAGAATACGCAGCCGACAAAATGGATGAACCATCCGAAGTCAACATTGAAGAAAACACGCAAGAGAGGATCGCAAACCGATGATCAAATTTCATGCCACCGACATCAGCATCATCGCTGGTAAGGGTGCAGGCCGACGCGAAATCAGCGGCGTCGCCGTACCGTACAACGTCAAAGCAACGGTCGCATCCGGGCAAGACGTCATCATCAAGCCAGGCGCACTACCAGTCGAGGGCAAGGCACCGCGCCTGTTCATGTATCACGACAGCACGATGCCCGTCGGTGTCGTAACCGAGCGCGTTGACAGCCCTGAGGGGATGCTGTTCACCGCCAAAATCTCAGCATCAAGCCAAGGCCAGGACGCCATGATCATGCTGTCCGAAGGCGTCATTGACCAGGTATCCATCGGCGTGACCCCCACCGACTTCAGCTACGACGACGACGGCACCATGATCGTCAAAGCCGCTGACTGGGTAGAGCTGTCGCTCGTACCCGTCGGAGCATTTGGCGACGCAGCCGCCATCACCGAAGTCGCCGCAAGTATCCACCAACCCGAAGAAGAAATCGGCAATACTGAACAAGAGACCCCACAAGAGGAGACACCAGCAATGGAAAACGCACCAGTCGTCGAGGCCGCCGCAGTCGAGGCCGCGATCCCAACCGCACCAATCCCGGCACAGCCAAAGCGCAAGTACGACCTGCCAACCGCAGGCGAATACCTCGCCGCAATGCACATCGGTGGCGAAACGTTCCGCAACGTCGCAGCAGCCGCGCGCGACTTCGCACTCTCGCGCCAGTCAGCACTTCAGGCAGCCGCAGGTGACACCCTCACCACCGACACGCCCGGTTTGCTCCCAGTCCCAGTTCTCGGCCCTGTGTTCCAGGATCTGAACTACATCCGCCCAGTCGTCGCAGCAATCGGCGCTCGCGCCATGCCCGACGGTGGCAACCAAAAGACGTTCATCCGCCCAACGTGGACAACGCACCCATCGGTTGCAACCCAGTCAACCGAATTGACGGGCGCATCGGCCACGACCCCGGTCATCGCATCCAACGTCATCAGCAAGACCACCCTCGCAGGTCAGGTCACGCTGTCGGTGCAGGACGTCGATTTCACCAGCCCGGCCGCAATGGAAATCATCCTCCGCGACCTCGCAGGCCAGTACCTGCTCGCATCCGACAACATCGCCGCAGACGCGATCACCTCGGGCGCATCAGCATCAGGATCAACCTGGACGTACAACACCACCGACCCGTCAACGCTCAGCGCCGCGATCTACGACGCAGCCGTCGACATTCTCACCGCCAGCAACTTCCTGCCTGACCACATCTTCGTGGCCCCTGGCGTGTGGAAGCTTCTCGGTCAGCAGCTCGACGCAGACAAGCGCCCGGTATTCCCATACGCAGGCGCCGCAGGTCTCATGGGCGTCAACGCAATGGGCAGCGCAAACGTCACGCAACTCAACACGTTCAACCCATTCGGCCTCAACCTCGTCGCAGACCGCAACTTCGCGGCCAACACCATGGTCGTCGCCAAGGGCTCCGCAATCGAGTTCTACGAGCAGGTACGCGGCCTCATGTCGGTTGAAGTGCCAAGCACCCTCGGACGCACGTTCTCGTACTACGGGTACGTCGCAACGTTCATCGCCGATAGCGACCTCGTCAAGTCCATCACCGTCAGCCCGTGATCTGAAAGGTAGGCCCACAAAATGGCCACCTACACGGTCACACACAAGTACTTACTGGACGATTACGCCGTCCTACAGCTCCTCACCCCCTCCGAGGTAGTTGTAGGCGGCGCAATCACCGTCACAGGCGTCGACGCAACGTTCAACGGCTCCTACACCGTTTACGCGCTACCGCAATACCTGTATTTGGGTATCGACACCGAGGGCGACCTGATGTACGACTATCAGGTACCGATCCAAAACCAGGTGCTGTACGCCAAGACCGCCAGCAACGTTGATCGCGTCGCATCCACCGGGTCGCTTGCATACACACCCGTTTGCACTTGGATCACCGCAACCAACATTGAGGATTGGCTAGGCATTGGTACCGCAACCGCAGGCGACGCAACGTTTTTGACGCAATGCGCCGCAGCTGCCAACCAATTCTGTTACCGACGCCGCCAAGAAGCCGGATACATCGACAGCGTCAGCACCAGCCCATCAAGCGACGTCACCTTGGGCACGATCATGTACGGCGGTGCCCTGTACCGTCAGCGCGGCTCAATGGATCAGTTCGCATCGTTTGACGGCATGGCAACCGCCCCAGTCGTCGGCCTGTCAGGCATGGTAAAGCAGCTGTTGGGGATTGACCGCCCACAGGTGGCCTAATGCCCGTACCTGCTTACACCGACCTGTTCAACGAGGCGATCAACGACCTGACCGCAACCCTGCAAACCATCACAGGGCTACAGGTCGTCAACGATCCCCGCAACATTGTCCCACCGTGCGCGTTTATTGACGCACCATCGTGGGAAAGCTGGAACTACAACATTGTCAAACTGACGTTCCCCGTCAAGGTGCTGACGCTCGGCCCAGCCAACCTGGATGCTCAGCGATCCCTGCTCAACATTTGCGCCATGCTGTTAGCCAAAAACGTGGCCGTCACCGGGGGCCGCCCAACCGTCATTGACATCGGCGGCTCAATTTTGCCTGCCTACGATCTCACCGTCACTATGCAAGCACAGACAAGCTAGGAGCGATCATGTACGTCATCGTTAGCCCGCGCCTCGGTACACCAGGCGACAAGTTTGAGCCAGTAGAAGGCACAAACATTGACGCCCTGTTGTCGGCGGGCCTCATATCCACCGACAAACCGAAAAAGTCGTCTAAAGTCAAAGCAGAACCAGTCGAGGAGTAACCCAACATGGCAACCAGCGTCTACCTGTCCAACCCGGCAATCGAAATCAACAACGTCGATCTGTCCGACCAATGCACCGCCGCAACCGTCACCTACACCGTTGAAGCGCTGGAAAACACCGCTTTCGGCTCAACCGCCCGCACCTACACCGCAGGCCTTGCCAACAACAGCATCACCGTCACCCTGTACCAGTCGTACGCATCCAACGAAACCGAAGCGTCGATCTACGCGCTGGTCGGCACCACGACCACGTTGGAGCTGTCGCCCACGGCCGCAGGTTTGACCACACCAACGGCTGCATCGCCGAAGTACACGCTGACTGGCGCGTACTTGGAAAGCCACACCCCAATCAACGCATCGCTTGGCGAACTCTCAACGATCGACCTCACCTTCACGGGTGGCACACTCACAAAGGCCACCAGCTAATCATGTTCTCGCCAGCCCAATCGGGCGGCGCTGAAAACAAACCAAGCAAGCCCGCGCTGGCGGAGCCTTGCCCGACGAAAGGTAACTAATGCGCGTCAAACTCAAAGTCGACCTCAAGGATGGGCGTGAACCCCGCACAATGGTCACAAACATGCTTGCCATCGTCGAATGGGAAAAAACGGAAAACCGCCGATCCGCAGACGGCAAAGGCATCGGTTTCGTTGACATGTGCTGCTGGGCATACATCCTGTGCAAACTCGCTGGCGACAAAGTGCCCGGCACATGGCGAGAATGGGTCGCTGAACACCCCGACATGGAAATCACGCCCATTGAAGAAACCACCGACGAAACCCCTACCATCGCGGCACCTGGCGACGCTCCCTCGCTGAGGTCTTAGTTATGACGGGCTACTGGCCGCCGCAAGTGGAATTTGACACTCGAGACATGACCACCGTGTTCCATGTGCTTGAGTTGCAACAGCAACAGGCAAAGCGGGGCCGCTAGTGGCAACAGTTGAGGTGATCGGCGTCAAGCAAATGTTGCAAGACCTTAGGCAGATTGACCCTGAGGCCCGCAAACAATTTGCCAAAGACGCCAAGCAGATTGCTAGCCCGATTGTTCTTGAGGCGCAAAGCCGCTACCCAGCACAAACTTTGTCAGGTATGCGGTATCGCTGGACGCAGAACGGGCGGCAGTTGTTGCCGTGGGATCAGCGTAAAGCTCGACGTGGCGTACAGGTCAAAGTTGATGCTGGACGCAAAAAAGATGGCGTGGTGACCATCATTCAGAAAGACCCGGCAGCTGCCATTTATGACATTGCGGGCCGCGGCAATTCAAACCGCCTTGGTGACGCCTTGACTGCATTTGCTGGCAACCCGTCGCGCGTCATGTGGCCGTCAGCCGAGGCGCACATTACCGACGTGCAGGACGAAATGACCAAAGCGCTTGAACAGGTTGCAACCGAGATAAATCGTAGAATTGCAACCATATGAGCATTCGCATACCCATCATCAGCGAATTTGACGACAAGGGTATTGCGCGCGCCAAAAAGGAGTTCAACAGCCTTGAAACGACCTCAGAAAAGGTCGGCTATGGCATGGAGAAAGCCTTCGTGCCTGCGATTGCAGCTGTGGGCGCACTCGCCGCTGGTCTTGGCATGGCTGCTAAAGCGGCCGCCGAAGATGAGGCCGCACAAGCCGCACTTGCCGTACAGCTTGAAAATTCGACAGGTGCCGGGCAGGAACAGATCGCCGAAGTTGAGAAAGCGATTAGCGCAATGTCGCGCCAGGCCGCAGTTGCCGACGACGTACTGCGCCCCGCATTTGCCGCACTTGTTCGTGGCACAAAAGACATAAACGAAGCCCAATCCCAAATGTCGCTCGTGCTTGATATCAGCCGGGCAACATCCATTGACGCAACCACCGTCGCCGACGCGCTCGCCAAAGCGTACGAAGGCAACTTCAAGGCCCTGCGATCGCTCACGCCCGAAATGGCAAACCTCATCCGTGAGGGTGCCGACATGGAGACCATTATTAGCGTGTTGGGTGGCACGTTCGGTGGCGCAAACAAGGCGTTTACTGAGACCGCTGAGGGCGGCATGGCAAAAATGCAAATTGCGTTTGCTGAAATGCAAGAAAGCATTGGCGCCGCCGTTCTGCCATTGCTGGAGCGCCTGGTGCCAATCATCACTAAAATGGCGCAAGCCGTCGAAGAAAACGCCGACGTCGTGATTATCCTGGCAGGCGTCATCGGCACCCTGTCGGCCGCCATCATTGCCTACAACGTGGCAGTCAAAACCGCGGCATTTTTGCAGACTGCGTTCAACATCACGTTGGCCGCCAACCCGATCGGGCTAGTTGTGGCCGCCATTGTGCTACTTGGTGCAGCTCTTGTAGCCGCATACGCCAAATTTGAAGGCTTTAGAAAAGTTGCAGACGCCGTTTTTGGCGCACTCAAGGCAGGCATAAAAATTGCCGTTGATTACGTTGCAAGTTACCTGAACAGCATGATTAGCGTGTTTCGCACCGTGTTCAACACGATCGCAAACCTGTGGAATTCAACCCTCGGGGGCTTGTCGTTTGAGATCCCGGACTGGGTGCCAGGCATCGGCGGTCGAGGCTTTAGCATCCCCGAAATGCCGACCATCGGTGGCGGGGCCGCTAGCGGCGCTTTAGCGACCGTAGGAAGCGACAAAAACCTAGGGGTGCCCATTCCGTCATCCGGGGGTGGATCAATCGTCGTAGCGGCTCCTAGCGTGCCTACAGGGGGCGGTGGCGGCGGTAGCCGAGGCGCGGCACAAGCAGCCATGATGGAAGCCCCAAATATGCTTGGGGCGGGCATCGCCAGCAACCCGTTCACATCAAGCGCCCGCAACGCCATGCTTGACAACATCACCGTCAACGTCAACGGCGGTTTGGCAACCAGCGCCGAAATCGGGCAAGCCGTCGTAGACAGCATCCGCGCCTACAACAGATCAGCAGGTCCGGCGCGCATTGAGGTCAGCGGGTACGTCTGATGCCCGGTACAACAATCGTCCAAGCTGGCAATTACACGCTAGAAATCGACACAGGTTTCGTCATTGACGCATTCACGCTCAACGACCCCATCAAAGGCGTGTTGAACAACACAACATACGTGTTGACTGGCACAACACAATTTGCTGACGTCACCGACGGCACCCTCAACATTTCGGTGCGTCGAGGCCGCAAAGACCAAGGCGACCAATTCAGCGCAGGCACCATGACATTTACGCTCAACGACACTTTGGCTGGGGGCGTGTTCAATCCGTTTGATACTTCTAGCCCGTTTTATGATGCCAACCAAGACGTGCCAGGGCTTGCGCCAATGCGGCAAGTCAACCTGATCCGCTATGACCTGAACGGCGACTCCGAATACTTATTCAAAGGCTACGTCGTCAACTATGACTACAACTTTGCTTTGGGCGGTTTGAACAGCGTCAGCGTCTATTGCGCCGACCAGTTCTATCTATTGGCACAAACCTATTTGAACGAATACAACGTGACGACTGAAACATCAGGCGAACGTATTGAAAGCGTCTTAGACCTGCCCGAAGTTGACTACCCAACCGGGCCGACCGCCCGCAACATTGCCACAGGCACCGTCAACCTAGGCCACGACAGCGCCTACACCGTCCCAGCAGGCACCAACGTTCTTGCATACCTAAACCAAATCAACAGCACGGCCGAATTCGGTCGACTGTTCGTATCCCGCGACGGCATACTCACATTCCAAGAACGGATCGGCCCAACCCTGTCAGCATCCGTAGCCGACTTCCACGACGACGGCACAAACATCCCATACGACAACGTTGGCATCACTTTTGAAGCCGACAGCGTCATCAACCGCGCCTACCTTGAAAACCTGGACGGCACCAACGCAACCGCCACAGACACAGGCTCAATCAGCACCTACTTCATTCAAACTGAAGCAATCACCAACAGCCTGTTAGAAAGCGCCGGAACACAACTAGCCGACGCTGCCAGCTACCTACTCAACCCATTACCCGAAGCCCGATACACAGGCGTCAGTACCAAATTCGCCATGCTCACAAACGCCCAACGCGACACCGTAGCCATCATTGACATTGGTGACACGATCACCATAGAAAAATCGTTTCCCGCCGGAAACACCACCACAAGCTTGACCCAAGAGCTGTCAATCGAAGGCATTGAGCATTTTATTGACTATCAAACCGGGCATCGCATCAGCCTGTACACGGCCCCCACCACCATCCTCAACTACCTAGAGCTGGACGATCTCACCTATGGCACACTCGACAGCACCAATGTCCTAGGCTAGGAAACGTATGGGCGCCAACGCACAAACCTCAGTACCCAAATTCGTCGCGTCACAAATTTTGACCGACACCGAAATGACCCAAATCAACACAGGCATCCCCGTGTTTAGCTCGTCAACGACCCGCGACGCTGCGTTTGGTGGCACCGGGGAAAAGGTGCTCGCTGAAGGCCAATTCGCCTATCTTGAGGACACCAACGTCACCCAATATTACGATGGATCAGCGTGGCAAACGGTCGGCCCGACCCCGCAAACAATTCGCGCCGATTACATTGCTACCAGCCAATCATCAGTCAGCACCAGCTACACCGACCTGTCAACTGTTGGCCCAACCGTCACCGTCACCACAGGCACTACCGCATATGTGATGATCCAAACCCTGGCATCGAGCACCGTTGCTAATCGCCAGTTCACAAGTTTTGCTGTGACCGGGGCTAGCTCAATTTCGGCTGGCACCTATGAAATCGCACCGATCGAAATTCCGACAGGCGGCGGCGTTTCGCAACCACTCGTTGCATCGTTCGTCGTCACCGGGCTAACCGCAGGCTCCAACACGTTCACGATGAAATACAAGTCCAGCGACGGCAACGCTATTACTTGGGCAAAACGCTACATACAGGTAATTACGGTCTAATGGGCGCCAACGCACAAACCTCAGTACCCGCGTTCGTAACCGGGCAAGTATTGACCGCGGAACAGCAAACGTGGATCAACACAGGCGTACCCGTATTTGCGACGACCACGACCCGCGATGCAGCGTTTGGTGGCACCGGAGAGAAGGTGCTTGCCGAGGGTCAAATGGCGTACATTGAGGCCAGCAACACCGCTCAGTTTTATGACGGCTCGGCCTGGCAAACTTTTGGGCCAGCAGGCCTATCGCTTGTCACGTCAGGTTCATTCAGCGGGGTATCCACAGTCACCGTCAATGATTGCTTTACTTCAGCATTCCGAAACTATCGACTAGACGTGCATTTGACTGCGACAGCCGGATCAGCCGCAGAAGGACAATTGTTTTTACGTGCAGCAGGAACAAACAGCACAACAACTTATTATTATTCGCGAAGCGGAGCGAATTACAGCAGCGGCGCAGTTATTGAAGCTGGTGCCAACACTTCGCGCTGGTTTATCGGCAGATCGAACGGATCTGCAAGCGATGGCGGAACCAACGGTTTTTCAATAACAATTTTTGCGCCAGCAATAGCAGACCGCACAAGTTACGTTGGCAGCGCTTTTGACACTTCATACGCTTGCAACGTTGGCGGTTATCACGCCACGCAAACCGCATATGACGGTTTCCATATGAGCTATGGAAACAACATGACAGGAACATATCGCGTCTACGGCTTCAAGGACAGCGTATGAGAATACACATAGACGGCGTAGACCGCGACATGACAGATCAAGAATTGACCGAATACGAAACGGTGCAAGAGTTGTCGCAACAAGACCAAGCTCGAGCTGCCGCAGAACAAGCAGCCAAAAAAGAACAATTGACTGCAATCGCAGAAAAATTGGGTCTCACATTGGATCAACTGAAAGCGGCTTTCGGTGTCTAAATGGCTACTGAGATTGTGGTGGTGCTTATCGGTGGCGCTTTCTCTGTACTCGTTGCGATCATTCATCGGGGCCAAAAAGAAAACCGTCAAGATCACGGACGGGTACACGAAGCGCTGGGCCGAATAGAACAAAAAATCGACCACCACACGGAGAACCACCCATGAGCAAACAAACCAAAGCAATGCTTGCCTCGTACGCTCGATCCGTCATAGCCGCTGTTGCAGCTGTTGCAGCCACGGGCAACACCAACCCGCAAGACCTTGCCAAAGCCGCCGCAGCCGCCCTGCTCCCCGTCATCATGCGATGGGCCAATCCCAACGATCAGGCTTACGGTCGTGGCAATAGCCAAAGCTAAACCTGGCGTACCAGGCGCCACCGATTACATCGGCAACGCCGACGGCCCCGCCAAAGGCCCACGCCCAGGCATGGACGAATGGATCCGCCAAGCCGTTAAATACGCCAACGGCTCGCTATGGAATAACGGGTCATACGGGCAACGTGACATGAAAGGCAAACCCGGCACCCTGTCAGTACACGCCACAGGCCGCGCCGTTGACCTTTCCTACCGTGACATGCCTGACCATCGTGGCAAACCCAATGGGCGCCAGCTCAGCAAAGTATTCATTGAGGCTTGTGTAGCCAACGCCAATGAGCTAGGCGTACAAATGGTCATTGACTACTGGCCCCAACCGTTCGGTCGAGCATGGCGTTGCGACCGCATGGCCTGGCAGGTCTATCAAAAGCAAACCGTGTCAGGGGCACCTGGTGGAGACTGGTGGCACGTTGAGATCACACCCAAAATGGCAGACAACCCGAACCTCGTAAAAGCCGCATTTCTCAAGGTGTTTGAAGGTATTCCCGCATAGGCCCGTCAGATCCCCTAAGGTGGGATCACCGACGAAAGGAAACCTAAGCCATGACATTGAACCCATTAGCCGCACTTTGTGCCTGCGTTACAGCCATATTTGGCTTCACGACGCTCCTAGAGGCTCCTAGACCCCTCTCAGGGCAACCTAGCGCCACGACCACACCCGTCTCGTGGGATGAATACCCAACCACAACGGTCGGGCAGACGACCGTCACCGAGACCAGCTTGCCGACCACGATCGCCAACTGTGACGACGTTGTAAACCTCGCCCGGCAAGTTGGCTGGCCCGAAGATCAACTTGACACGCTGGCGGTAGTGGCCCACAGGGAGAGCAACTGCACAGCAACCGCCCACAATGTCAACGATCCGATGGGGGGCAGTTATTCCATCATGCAGGTCAACGGTTTTTGGTGCTTGCCAAATACCTATTGGCCGATTGGCTGGCTACA